CTTCAAGACAAAAAGGGAGATCTTGTGTTACTCCAAGATATGTACAATACCACTAAAGAAGTGCCAATTTATATCAACCTCTTGAATGAGGCTTTGGTAGATCCCAAACTTATGAGGATGGCAGCTTTGCAGGCAGATTTTACAATATCACAAACATTAAATTCAGGCGTTACGGACTGGGTAGGGCGACGCCTCCAGGACGAGCCGATGCACCTGAAGAAGCCAATGTTAATCACGTGGACAGTGATAGCAATCGTGAACCAATGCGTCGTTCGCGGTCTGCTGCACAAAATGGCAACAACCGGTACTAATGTGCCGGATTTCACGAACCGGGTCCGATCTTCTGTTCAAAGATCAAAAAGGACCCGTACTTAGTGAACACCTCAGCTTGCGACGCAGCGAAAGTGACCAGTGCTGGTCACGGTGAAGATTTCATCTACAACCACCATTTTCGCTGCACAGAAGGCAAGGAATTCTTTTCCGATGGAGAAATCCGCTTCCCTCAAGAGGCTCTCGTGCGACGAGCGAAAGGTCAGATTAGGGGCGATGGTAGTTATCGCACCCTTTTCGGCCCGACCGTTCTCCACAATGGAGTCATCTATGAAAACAGCAACAACAACGTACGATTAGCGATGCGGCGGATGACCGCCGTGCGCCGTGGTGATCGTGAGTTAGACCAACGTCTTTCACGCAATCAGATTGTTTTCTTCCACACACACAAACATGTGGTGGGAATGTTGCGAATGAGTTATGCAAAGTACTTTGACAATTACGGGGGAATGCATACTGAAGCGGAGGAACACCATGGTGATGTTCACCCAAAGAGGGCGCTTCGCGTCCACGCGTGGAACGCACTGTTGGATGGAGACAGGGAGCACTTCTGTGACCGCTTGTGGTTGCGGCATGTGCTGTACAAGATGAAGAAGCAAGAATGGGCAAAACCTGGTAAGGTGCCCAGGATGATTGGTGACCTGGGAGTCAAAGCGAGCTTACAAGGCTTTCGGGTTACCAAATGTCTCAAGGACGCAATGAGCGCGGAACCATTTGAATATGCTGGTGGGACCATTTATTTCTGCTCGAAACCTACACATGATGACCTATCATACGTGTTCGCAGAATTGCTCCGTCCAACGGGACGCTTCTTCTTCGTCTACTTTTCCGACGATGCGTGTTACGCTGTCAATACCAAAGACGGCGTTTACCGCGCGAACCTCGACATATCCGCTTGTGACGCGAGTCACGGGCCCGCGATTTTCGAGGCATATCCACAACTAGCTGATGGCGTAGTACGCGATGATCTACGCGTTTTGGTCGAGCAATGCATGCTCCCAATTCGCATCCACGACATTGCGGAACCGAAAAGACGCGTCACGTTGCAACCATGGGTGCCCAAGCTTTACAGCGGGAGCACCATGACGACGTCCATCAACAACTTCGCTAACATCATGATAGCGGTTAGTATCGGCGAGTGTTGCGCCGAAAACGAAACCCAAATCATCGCCGCAGCTGCGGCCGTAGGTTACATCATCACTGTTGACACCTGCGAAGTTTTCGAAGACATACAATTTCTGAAACACTCACCCGTTCTCGACATCGACGGACTTTGGCGGCCCCTCCTGAACCCAGGAGTTCTACTTCGCCTTTCCGGTGTCGCAAAAGGCGACCTCCCAGGCTCGGGAGACCTCAAGAAACGCGGGATGAGATTTCAAAGTGCACTCCTACAAGGCACCTATCCACTGGCCAGCTTTCCCCTCATCAATCGAATGAGACGTACAGCCGGAAAGACGGATGCCGTAAGCTTGCGCGTTGTGAACCAACAACTAGCGCACGGACACTTTGGCTTGGAGAAGGAGACCTTCCACTTCCACGCACAAGACGTCTATCGACGATATCGATTGACCGTCGCACAAAGTGAACACCTCGACACTGTGTTCGGGGGAGCGACCTACGGAGAGCAATTCTCGAGCGAAGCAGTGGACCACATCCTCAAGAAGGA